CCGATAATAGTACCCTGACCACCGCCTACTGAATTGTCAAGAACAAAAGTATAATCTACCCAGAAGTCCGGAACAGACACTAGATTTTGATTCAATAGATTAACAGTTACAGTTCCTGTAGTGCCCAATGCCTTAACCGAAGTATTGAATCCCGATGCATAGTCAACTGGAACAACTTCATAGTATTCTGTACCGCCACCTTGATCGACCACGTTTACGATTTCTGCTGTCGCACCTGTGTCCCAACCTTTTAAATATATACCTGGATAGATACTAGAATTGATAAATGGATCAGTACCAGCCGAGCCGTCATAGTTGACTACAAGTTTAACACCATTAGGAACACTACTAGATGTTATCTGAATGATGTTTACAGGATTTGTAAAGTTATCTGTAGTGATAGTTTTAACATAAGGTCCTAAAACTATTTGACTAGTGTTTTGGAATGCTTCGGCGGCTTGTGCGGCCTTGTTAACAGATCTAAATGCCCATGCCCATGCACGGCCGCGTTTGTAAATTGGAATATCTGTTCTATTGTCATTACCGTTTAACGCTACGAAGAAGTTGCTTTGACTTGGGAATCCTGTAGAATCTACATAATTCTTTGTGGCCGCAGTTAGCGGACTATCTGTTTCGTTAGGATCTCGGAACAGTTGTAGTGCGCCTGTCATCTGACCAAATCCAGGATTTACTTGTCCTGTGTTCGAATCTATAGTACTGATACCCTGTAAACTTATCTTGGTATCGACATAATCTTTGCGTGTTAGATGTGTTTCTTTCCATGCCTGATAAGCCAGGTCGATGGTAGCAGTTGTTCCGCTAGAATTGAAAACACTGATAACCTTTCCAACGTTAGTGGATGTTTGAACAACAGATGGTTGTAATACAATATTATGTCTTAGAGTACTACCTTCTACTATTGTAGAAGTTGATTGATTTGGGGGGATGCCTGTATCATACGAATATAGTGCATCTCTGTTTAAGAAGTTCTGTTCGACCCACTCTTTGGTAACTAAATCTGTATCTCGCTGTGGATCTGCGAAATTTATAGCACGAGCTGTACCGTTACCATTTAGGTTAGCACCTGATTGAATTTCTGGAGCAGGGTCGCTTATTAGGGAAGTTATAGTACTGGCAACAGTAAGTGTAGCCGGACTAGTTGAATAATTTAGAGTAAGTTGAATACCGTCTGAACCAACTAGGGCCACTTGTGTGATAGTTAATCCACTAGTATCTGTAACAAGAAGCGACTGAGCTTGTAGTGTTGTTGGTGCGTCTTGTAAGCTGGTAAACAATAGTCCATTGCCGATACCTGCGACTGCGTATAACGTGTCAAAATTTGTGTTTACTTTGGTAAATGCGTCACGTATACTGTCTCCAGTACCGTCATTTGATTGGCTACCTACGTTAATAACCTGCTTGATAATATTGGTCATCTAAATCTTCCTCTAAGGCGTGTTTCCAATATTTACCAATTATTTTTATAATCCTAATGTAAATACAGTTATGTTCATAGAAACAATTAAGGTTTTAACAGCCTATATACGAGAAAGCAAATTAGGCAACTCTCATACGTATAAGAGGTTAAAAACTATTGCTGTTTTCAGATGTGATAACTGCAATGAAATATTCGAAAGACCTGCGGCTAAGATGGAGCCCAAGAGGTTAAGCAATGCCTACTTCCATTGTTGTGAAAAATGCGATCCAAAAAAATTTGCTCAAAAGAAAGGTGTTGATAAGAAAGTAATATGGAATAAGCCCGCTAGTCTGGGCGATGACATCAGCAAATTGTAAAACCAGAATTTCCATCTGTAATCTTATTGATAGTAAATAAAAGCTGTATATAAAGGAGATTCCCAAATGGAAATCATTATCGGTATTATTTTTGTGATTATTGTTGCGTTAGTATTCTTTAGCAGAAAACCAAAAGTTGCTGAAGTCGCTGAGCCAGTACCATACAAAGTTGAAACTGTAGAACCTACTCCAACACCAGTTGTTGAAGAAGCTTCTCAAGCGATGGTAGAGTCTATCGCTCCTGCTAAAAAGCCACGTGCCCCACGTAAGCCAAAAGCAGAAGCCGCAAAAAAAGCGCCATCTAAAACAGCGCCTGCTAAGAAGACTACTACTCGTAAACCAAAAGCTAAGTAAGTCTTGCGTTGATTATTGACCAGTCAATAATCTTCCATTGATTCTTTAGGTAGGCTTTTTTGTCTGCCTGATAATCAAGGGCCCATGAGTGTTCCCACCAGTCAATAAGGATTACAATGTCCTTCTTGATTTGGTGGTTTTTTATGGTCTTAATTTCTCCGTCTTTAGCTAGATAAACCCATCCGCTACCTTGGATAGCCATTGCGGCTTTTTCAAATGCTTCTTGGAACTTATCCCAGGATTTGTAATTCTCTTCGATTAACGAAAGCACAGCACCGTCTGGTTTGTTAGAACCGGTTGCAGATTGGAATTGTGGAAAGTAGATAGAATGAAGGTATGCACCTGCTTCATTGAAATCAGCATCACCTTCACCATTGTTGTAACGATCGCAGTAGGCTTTGTATAGCTTACCATAGTGATAATCCATGGTATCTTCACTAATGCTGGGATTTAGGTCTTTTAAATCGTAGGATAACTTAACACGCTCTAGTGTTTTGCCTACTCTGCCTTCGGTAATTTGTCTTATGAAACTGTACATGTATGATATTTATATAATGCGTGACTGGCTAAGTTTTTGCCTTTTGATTCGCACATAATATCAAATTGATCAAGGAATGTCAATGCCCAATCGTTGACAGCTCGATTCCAATAGAAGTTACTATGGGCACGTAATTTTTGCTTTTTGTAACCTTCTAAAAGTAGTTGGGCATAAATAGGTGCGGTAAACTGGTCATGCCCCACAAGGATATCTTCACGAGATACTGAATAATGACAAGTAGGGCGCACCCCGCGCCAGCTATCCACAACACGCTTAACGCGATCATCACTCGGAGAGATATATTCCCCTTCGCGAATCCAATGATGGTGTATATCGAGCACAATAGGAACGATATCGCTAATAGTAAGGCAGTCATCTAACCCCCATGAGTTTTCTTCATTTTCGATAGTAATACAGTTACGAGCCTCTGGGCTCAATTTTGTTAAGGCACGTCTAATACCTTCCGGACCTTGCCTTCCGCTGATGTGAACATTGATCTTGAAGTCTTGGAACTTTTGTCCGTATCCCATCCAGCGGGCGAGGTCTGTGTGGTATTCGAACTCTTGAATTGAACGTTCGACAATGCCTGGATTATCACTTGCCAAGACAGTAAACTGCCCTGGATGCATAGATAACCGAACATTGCGATCCCTAGCAAGATCGCCCACTCTCTTAAGGTGGGTTTCGCAGTATGAAATAACACTAGGTTGACGCCAATAGTAAGCAAAGTCAGCGTGAGTATAAACAGGCAGAATGTCACTACTAATCCGAACCATCCTAAGGCTAGGCTCAAGTTCACTGACACGTTCTACTAACCTGTAAACTGCTTCGATATTGCCTACCATTAGGTCCCATAATCTTTGTTCCGCTACGTCCTTTGATTGATTATTTAACCAACGAACTGTAGTTGTACCAGTGTTATATTTTCGTGCAGTATCGGTTTGTTTGATGCCGTTTATTTGGCTGGGTCCGTCAATCCACTTGCAGGCGAATCCGATTCTTTTGAGCATGTGTCATCTTTCTTTTTGATAGTCCAAGTGCCATCGTTGTTATCGATCCATTCGATAACATCGCCCTCTTTCCAGCCAAGCTCGTCACAGGCTTCTTTAATATCTATAACGAACTCGCCGTTTTCATCTTCTACAATAGTTTTAATCCAATGATATCTACTAGCCACAATGGGCCTCCTTTTTTACCATATACTACATTATACAATACAGCCAGGTAAAGGTCAATCATTTTGGTAAAATCTATCCTTCGTACGTAGCCGAATTAGCACCATGTTCAAATACTTCAACTGATTTGATCCTAACGGTTGGATTAATTGGATAACGCATATTACCAGACACTAATAGTTCAGCCATCTTGTCGTATGCAAGTTTGGCAAACATTTCACAGCCTACACCGGGTACAATACGTAAATCACATAAAGCACCACGTTGATATGGTTCTAGTTTATCGAAACCTTGGTCGCCACTACCTGAACTTGGGATATTTCCCATATTAGCCATTTGTTGGAAGAACTTCAAATGTGGGTCATCTTCTGCAATAACTAGTGTGTGATCAAACATATAGTCGGCCCACGCTTTGAATTCTTTAAGTCCACCAAAGTCCATACACCAGTTCTTTTCGTCTAGTGTATCGCATTCAAAGATTAGTTTGATACCAATTGAGTATCCATGTAATGTTGAGCAGTGGCTGTGCGTGGCACGCCATTGTCTAAAACAGCAAGACAGACCTCTGTCGTTGCCGTAAGTTTTTGTTGAGTAGAATTTTGCCATCTCTAGTCTCCTTTTAAAAAGTAGCAAGTTTGATGACATGCAGAATATTTAAAGTCGGATGAATGCCATGTAAGACGACTAACTGTGTGTTATAGATATTATAACATGGTTATTTATTAGGTGTCAAGTACTCTTTGACATTTTTCTTAATGTCCTTGATATCCAAAACCAAATCGTGTAGGATTTCGGTTTCTTCTAATCTATGATGTAACATTATTCTAACGACTCGCATGGTCCAGTACCACCATACAACAGATATGGTTAAACCTAGACTTATCAAAATCCAGAAGTACCATTGATCTTTAGTTATTTTTGTCCAATCGAATATGATGTATGAAATGATGATCACGACGAACATGCTCAATACTAGCCAATATTTTCTTTGCTTGTTGATTGCCTGAAGTTCTGTTAAGTAGTGTGATAGTGTTTTATCCATGATGTTGCTCCCATAAGTAAACATATTTACTTTGGGTATCGGGGGAATTTAACTAGTAGATTAAGCAGAAGCGATCAATCCGAATGGATACCATGTACCTGGATTGCCTGTTGCAGTACAGATCCAACCTACATAACCATTTGGTTTTGGTTCGGTGTTATAGATTATATCGCCGATGGTATATGCACCGCTAGTTGGAGGAGCATCTCCTGTAGCCATTAGTTTGTTAGCAAAACGAATGTTGCCACTTACTTCTAATTGTTCGCGAGGATTGTTGACATTGATACCTACGTTACCAAATGCTGTAATCTTAGTGTTACTATTATTTGGCTGACCTAATGTTATATCACCGTTGCCTTCTACAGATATACGAGCTAGCTCGTCTGTGATGATATCAAATGATCGTGCATGGTGTGTACCAATGCGACCCCTTGCATTAATGTCTACACCAACTAGAACTTCAACGTCATTCATAGCATCATAGACACTTAGCATACCATGTGGTTCTGCTATATTGATACCTAGCTTATTATTAGCCGCATCAAAATGGACCACGTTGTTAAAATTAACAGGTCCATGTACAGTTAGGCTTTCTAAAATTCCCACTGATGTTAGACTACTGTTTAGAACGCTACCGCCCAATCCAGTAGAGTTTATTACGCTAGCGCCATTGATAAAGTATGATTTACCTTCTGCTAGATCGATGCTTTCTGTAGACCAAAATCCTGGATTTTGATTGTAGATAAACTGAGCATTTATATCTGCTTGAGGCCAAAGCAACCCTGTTCCTACATTTGTACCAGTTGGATTATCATTAGTAAACTCAATAAATTGGCTATCGTATTGCTGATTTGCAACCAATTGATTAGTGTTTATTTTGCCTACGTTTAGTACACCGTAGATAGTTACATCGTTACGAGTAACGAGTGTGTTGTTTTCGACCTGAAGAACTGTAGTTAAATCTGTCATTATTGCGCCCCATAGTAGCTGTATTCCTACTATTTAGCGCAATAACAAGAGTTTTTATTCTGTTGGACGTTGGTCTACGATCACATCGATTAGACCGTAATCCAGTGCTTCTTGGGCACTCATAAAGGTATCTCGATCCATATCACGTTCAAAATCTTCATAAGTTTTGCCTGCGGTATTGTGCTTAACATACAATTCTGTAAGGATCTGTTTCATTTTAGTGATCTCTTTGTACTGAATCTCGATATCACTTTGCATACCTCTAGCACCGCCCGATGGCTGATGAATCATGTGACGTGCATAGGGTAGCATATAACGTTTGCCCGCAGTACCCGCTTGTGCTAGGAAACTGCCCATTGAACAGGCCTGACCCATGACATAGGTACGTACATCTGGCTTGATAAACTGCATTGTGTCATAGATACTCATACCACTGGTAATAACACCACCTGGGCTGTTAATATAGAAATTAATGTCTTTATCTGCATCTTCTGACTCTAAAAACAATAGCTGAGCCACGATTAAATTGGCACTAATATCATCTACAGGTCCATTTAAGAACACAATGCGATCACGCAACAGCCTACTATAAATGTCATAGGCACGTTCACCATTGCTGGATTTTTCTACTACAATTGGTACTAGACTCATTCTGTTTCCTTTGCTATTTCTTTATATCCAGCCCAACTTGGGTGGATTCCATCTGGTTGTAAACGATTGATAGGCAATACAACATCACCGTATTCTGCGGCTACCTTCTTAACGATTTCTTGGATATCGGGTTTGATAGCGGGCTGTATCCAATATACACGATCAGCTTTGGTAAGCTGTCTAATAGTACGCAATTCTTCTTCAGTTTTTACATACTTGTGATCGTTACTGCCTAAACTTATAATAACTGTCTTAGCTATGTAGGGGCTTTTACTTTCATTTTTATCTAGCCACTGCTTGCTATTGATGCCGCCTTTGGCGATTATAGCACATTCCTTTTTAAACATTTGGGTCCCTACAGCGATACTATCACCTATTATCAAACAGTCTAGCATTGTTCCTTTTCCTTCCATTCTTTAGCACGTTGTTTTGCACCTTCTGGATCGCGATTACATTCATCAATGAACGCTTTTAACATCTTGTTCATCCAATCGTTGAATGTCATGTTCTCTGCATGTGCGGTTTTGAACGCAAACATCAACAAGTCATCCGGCAAGTCCAAAGGAATACTGATATCTGTGCTGTAATCTTCGCCAGCCTTGATAGCTAGGCATTTTTGGATAAAGTCGTCTACTACTTCTAAATCCACATACTCAACATCGTCCCATGCCTCGTTTAGATTAACATCACGGGCCTTTGATTCTTTGATGTGTTTTTCACGTTTGTTCTCGGCAATCATACGATAAGCACGATTGCGAGTATAGTCGCATACAGTTACTTCATATACCTTTTGTGTCTTAGTGCTGAATACGATATTAAAACTCCATCCGCCCTTATCGTGAAGTCCATTCCAACTGCTCAGTTGATAAGCATTTGGGCCATAGCATTGCCAACCAAAATCACCACCTTCGGTAATCCGGTAGTCTACCAGCTCCATCCATTCTTTCATTGTAATCATTCTTCGTATCCTTGTTTGAGATAGTCTTCTTCACTGTCGTCGAAGTCAATGCCGCCATGTTCTTTACAAGCAGTTTTAATCCAACTACCGCGTGTACGTGTGCCGGGCTTACCACAAGTTTCGCAAGTAACACCTGACATAGATTCTGCCATAGACACAAGTCCGCTGATATAGTCATCACCACCTGTGTAGTAGAAACGTAACGTGCCAAACTTTTCTTTAACTTGATCTAGCGTTACTTGAGGGCATTCTTTAATTTCACGCAATGGTAGATCGATAAGTTCCTGTTTGCGTTTTTCAACCCAATCTCGATTCAGCATATCCTTCATGGATTCATCGAATAGTGTAGAGTCCCCAGCCTTGAGCTGTACAGCCATTTCATTAAATTTGATATCAATATCACGCTGACGTTCTCTCCAATCGATATGATGTTGGATATTACTCATAAGCTGATTGAGAATCTGGAACCAACCATCTCCACATTCAAAGCCCCAACACATGCAAGTCTCCTGTATTGACTTGTCGCGGTTAATCATCATCTTTGGATATACTTTACATAGGTATTCGTCTAGTTCTCGTTTCATATAATTTTCCCCAATCCGTTGTAAATTAGTTGATCCAACTCTGTTTGATAATCTTTTCCTTGTCTACGTTTGAGCCAAATAGCTGTAAGCAATTCTCGACCATCACCAGTGGCTCCTACAGCAAGTCCACGTTTTTCCATTTCTTCTAAAATATCCTCATCATCGAAGTCGTCTAAGTCAACATCAATTTCGACTTCTTTATAAACTGTAGTAT